TATGGCTCTCAATCAGTTCTACTTGTCCGTATCCTTCAACGTTCCAGCCGCCTCCTACATCATATGCTCCCATATCTGTGTACCAGGTCTGCATCACACGGCCGTTGCCGACAACGTGCGAGAAAAAGCCTGAATCAACAGGACGACGCATATGGTAGTCTGCTTCATTTTGAGCTGTTGAGTTAGGATTGCCAGTTGAATGAGCGTGAATCTGACGATAGGGTTGTTCTCCGACCTGTGGCAAATCAGTTCTTAGTCTACTTGTATCAATATCCATTATTGTTCTCCTTCGTTCTTGTTGTTTTTGTCACCAGCCAATCGCTCAAATGCCTTAATGATAGGTTGGAAGATGGTCACGTTTCCTTTTAACTTACGGTAATTTTCGATGAGTGACTGGAATGTAAAAAGCAAATATCCCAGGTAAATCGAGTATAGAAATGCGAACCCTGTCTTCTCAGGTAGCAAGACAGACATCGGAATCAATACCATCAACAAGAGGACCCCTAGAATCTTTCGAATCAGGCCGTTAATTCCAATCTTGCTCTTGTATTCAATTTCTGGATTTGCAATTGCTGCAAACGTCCCTGATACAAAATCAACAATTTCCATAATAACAATTAGGCTAAGGGCGTACAAAACCAAGCCATCTTCTGTCTGGATTAGACTTCTAAAAAAGTTAAATAATTCGATTTTCATATATTCTCCTTTCTAGCGTGTTACTGCTTCAGTTTCAAGCTCGTTGCTTTCCTTTGGCGCCTTAGGTGGTTCCCATTTCCAGATGCCTAGCTTACCATTTTGTTCAAGGCTTGCAAGTTCTTCAAGCGTTTGACCTTGATAAGTGAATGCTTCATTCACTTGAATCATGACCCTTTGCCCTTCCTGGAACTTCTCAATATGCCCAGGGTTCACAAGCGTGAAAATCTCTTGCGATTGATATGTCTTGCCAGTTTGTCCGAGATCTACAAGTTCAAGTCCACGCTTAAACACAATCGGATTAAGCGGGTTTTCCGTATCAGTAACTCGTGCTAATACTGCCCAATCTGCTACTGCCTTGACTTCTGCAATCTTAGCATCTTTCTCAGCTAGCTTGGTTTCATATTCTTGCGCTTGTGTGTGCAAATCTTCTTGAAGTTTCTTCACACCTTCAGCAGGATTTAGTTCAGTAGCGACCTGGCCAAGAACTGCCTCAATAAGAACCTCGTCCGACTCATTCACACGGTCACCAATTAAGATACGGTCAAAAGCTGTCCATGGTTCTTCCTGACGGATTGCTACGAATGTACGGTTGTTGTCTTGTAAATATTTGTTTACTACTTTAAATGTCATGTATTACCCTTCTTCCTTAGGTTTATCTAATTCTTCTGCCACTTTGTCAAATAGAGCCTTTAACTCTTCATTTGACTGTAACACTTTGTTAATTTTTTCAAGTTGAGCGTGAACTTGCTTAAATTGTTCTTGTGCTTCGTCACGTTCAGCAAGACTATAAGCCTCATCGATTGTCTTATTTGTTAGTTGAATACCAAGATTTTGAATTACTTTGTCTGATATGTTCATGTTCTACCTTTCTATTTAACGCCATTTTGGATAATATCCACGGCTATAATTGCCAGCTACTGCTCCAAGGTTTCTAAAATTATCATAGATATCATCAAGAACTTTGCTTAATGAAGCACCTTTGATAACAATTTCCTCAACCCCAGTTATTTGACGATTTGTAGCATTAATTGACAAAGAACTTACTCCAGCCTGACCGCTCTGCATAAAATCCATTGTCTGTCCATAAAATGTTATAGCTGTTTCAACATTACTACCTGTTCTACCATTCCAAATTTGAATACCTGCAGAGGTATTATCCATTTTTTGCAAACCATTTCGGTTGCTCAGTAGAGCCGTGTAAGTACCGTTAACTCCATTGATGGTACCTGCACCAAAAGTGAGATACTGCAACGGTCGTCCTGGAAATCTATTCTTAATACCTACACCATGCCCGTTCATCTCTAACCAACCTGTCTGCAAATCAAAGGTTGTGTTCCCGTTGATGGACGAAATGCGCCCACCTCGAACATGCTCGCCTGTGATGTCGATTGACTGAACTTTAGTAATCGTCGCCCGTTGAGCAAACAACTCATTGATAAATGCTTGTTGTGATACAAGTTTTTTAATGAAGGCCGTGTCAAATTTAACCTTTTCAGCCGTTACTGCTTCAGCTCCCAAAATAGTAGTAGTAACTGAACCAGCTTCAAAATTGGCGGTTTTGAGTTTATCGATCATTGCTGCCTTGATGACCGCGTTGTCAATTAAGGTCTCGCCTGAGATATGCGTAGCTTTACCGACAATGCGGTTGTTACCGTTAGCTCCTACGTTGATGCCAGCGATGATATCTCCTGCGCTATTCAAAGCCTTGATAGCAAAGCTATCTTGTAGCAATGACATAGTCACTCGGTTATATTCATTGTTATAGTCAGTGCTATCTACAAATTCTTCAGGAATTATGCGCTTATCGATAACCATTGGCTTATGAATAACGATGTTTCCTGGACTCGTAAGAGTAAATCTGATCGAGTACTCGTTCAGCTCGCCAGTCCTTGGGATGTCTAAATAACCTGTAAATACCTGGTTACCTGTTTTAGTAAGTGTAATTTGAGAGTTGTAGTACATTCCCAAACTTGTTGTATTATCTAGCAACTGAATCAAAACTCTACCGTCTCGTGGTACCTTGTCAACTGCAATCTCAATGCGATAACCAAGGCTTTCTCCTTGTTTAACAAATTTCTTTGTTAAAGGGAACCGAACTCCTAGCCAGCCTGACATGGAGTCAGTATAGTTAATTCGTATTCCGTCATGATCCCCAAAACCTACACGGCTCAAATGCTTATCTGTTGCGACTGAGGAAATATATTTTGGAATCTTTGTAGGCGCATAAAATAGGTTTGTAAGGTTACTAAATCTCTTGCCTACCTCAACCTCAAATAATTCTGAGGTCAAGGCCATGCGTGCGATGTTTGAAGCAACGTTTGAGTCTGTTCTGCCCAAGATGCGCTCATAAATCAATGAGGTTTCTTTAATTTGCTGGAAATCCAACCTATCTACCTTGTCAGCAATCTGACTAGATAGCTTTGTAAATTGACCGTCGACTGTTTGTTTATACTCTGCTAACTTAGATTTGTTGTCTTGTGTTATAGCTTCGAGTCGTTGACGTGTCCCTTCTGTATCTTCTACATAGGTCCTTTTAGAAACATAGTTACTAGCCAGAATTTCCCTGATTTCTGTCAGTTTATTCTCAGATTCTTCTCGTGAATAACGCTTCAGCTCATCTGACAACTTCTCACGTTCTTTCTGAGTCGAGGTTTTAAATGCGTTTAAATCCTTAGCGTTGTCAGCAGCAATTCGTTTCGCTTCCTCAACGAGATCAGCATTTGCTCCAACTTTTTGTAAAGCTTCCTCTGCTTTAGCTTTAGCTTCTTCAAAACCTGATGGGTTGAACTCTTGGAACCGTCAGAAAGTTTTTTCTTGTTTTCTTCAGCTTTAGCTTTGATGGAGTTCACTTCATCTGTAAATTGATTAATTAATTCTTCTTTTTGCTTTTCAAAAGCAAGGTCAGCATTCTTAAGTTCTCTCGCCAGCTGTCGCTCAAAATTACTTTGAAATTGCTGGGTTTCACCTTTAACCGCATCACTTACGACATTACCAATCGCATTTGCAAGCCCCGACTGGAACTGGCCGAAGCCAATAGATTTCAGCTTCTTAGCCATTGGTGAGTAAGTGTACTTGGTAATCTTCTTTCGCACGTCCATATTGTAGAACTCATGAAAGACACCCGCCACATCAAACATCTGGACGGGCACATCACTCTGACCGATAACATCAATCTCGATGCTATCTTCGAGCATATCGCACAAGGTTGTTCTGAAATACTGCTTGCCATATTCTCTAAGGCTTGCTTCATCCTTCACATCCTGATTATTAACCTCGATCACAGCTTCGTAGATTTGATTGTATTTGTTAATTAGTTGACTATCCACAACCACAGACAAATTTCGGTCAGGCGCCTTTTCTCCCTCACCTTTGACTTTCGCTATAAAAGTAATTCGAGTCTTTAAAGATTTAGTAGAGGTCTTGTGCTGATAGCTAGATAGGTTTTTCTTATACATAAAAAGCGATTCATTTTCTGAACCGCCATTTTTCAAAAGTCTAACCTGGTAACCGTGGCGCACAAGGTCTCCACCCCATTGACCGATAATCGAGTGCTTATCTTTCGCAAATGCCTCCATAGCGTTCTTAGGGCCAATATTGAATGTGTGTCTATCTTCAATATCAGAGAAGAATGAGAACGGATTATCACGAGTGATGCTTCCAGCAAATTGACTTAAAGCAGTTGAACCTGATACGCGATCAAGAGCAAGTGGACCAATCACATAATTATTTAGTAGAGTCATGACCTGGTTAGCATAGACTTGAATATATCCATGGTGTTTTTCAACCTCGAAAATCACAAAGTCTTGCTCACCATGTAGATCATCAGCTGTCAAGAATGTTTCTTCTCTTAGTCGTTGCCATAACAAATTATTGGTAGGAAACTTGAACAATAATTGATAGGTGCTATTCGCTTCTTGTGTGATGTTATCATCGTATGCTGCATTAAGAGGGATATTCCCTTCTGTTAAATAAATCATACTAGATACCTCCAATTAGGACGAATAGTTATCTTACGCACGTTCCCTGTATAGGTCACACCGTTACGACCAACAGGGATTTCAAAGAACCCTCCACGCTTTCTGAGAGTGTTCTGCACTGCACCATTAGCATTATAGATGTTTTGTTTTCCTTGTCTACAGTCGATTGTAGCCTTACCAATAATTGACAAGTGCATGGTTTTACGTCCGATAGTGAGTGATACATCCCCATTGCCCTCAATCTCAATAATTGGTTCAGAATAAATCGTCCCAAGATTGTTGATTGTACCAGATGCCGTAAGAACTACAGGATCTACATTTTTTTGATATCGGAACGGTTGCATATCTAACTTGATTTCTAACTTCCAAGCATGATTTCCAAAAGGTTCAAAACTAGCAGTCACAAAGTTAGCATAAAACAATGAGCCAAGCTGATAGCTAAATTCTAAAACATTATCATTCGATTGAAACTTATCAAGAATACTTGAAATCTCAACCATTTTTTTAACGTGGAGAGTGAAGGTCCTTTCGTAACTGTCGAAAGAACCGTCTAACACACGGTAACTACCATTAACTCCATAAAGGTTTGCTTTCTCTCCTTTTGGCTTAGCAGCCTCCACCTTCCCGAAATCTGTCACAACACAACCAGGAAGGGTTGAGGTGTGAAAACCATTGATGATCATATACTCCATTAAATTCCCTCCCTTGCGTAAATTGCACCGTGTTGTTCATAGGTTTTGAGTGAGATAATGTCATTGTCCAGATAAACGTCTGACGATTTTTCAAGGATAGCAGTAAGGATTCTCTCCATACTTGTTCTCAGAATTGCTATCTCAGACACGGTTTTATTCTCATGTGCTTCAAATTGAGCTGATGGCATAGCCAACTGGGCTTCTAGGTTTTTAGTAACAGATGCTGACGAGTTTAAATCTAAATTATCTCCAGAAAATACATCTGAAATCTCACCAGCTATTCCACCAACTGTTTCTTTGACACCTTTAAACCTTTCTTGCAGTCCTTGGTCTAAACCTTGCATAATTGCATCACCTGCTGGAATCAAAAGCTTACGGTCATAGTCAATAGGACCTTTATGGTCTCGAATCCAATTTGCAATCCCACCAACAAAATTAGTAACTCCTTCCCAGGCAGATTTTAAACCACCTAAGAAACCATTAAGAATGGCCTTACCAGCTTCCCAAAGATTTATATTAGCTAGACCTTTAAAGATATTTGTGACACTGTTTACAACATTAGTCACACCTTGTTTCATGTTATTCCATGCAGTCTGAGCACCGCTAACAAGCCCATTGATGAAACCAAGTACAAGTGATTTTAGTCCTGCCCAAGCTGCGCTAGCTGTTGATTTGATATTTTCCCAGAGACTGGATAAGAAACTTACAAAGTTATTCCATAAGTTTTGAGCACCTTGAATCAATCCAGTAATTAGATTCGATACTGTAGATTTTATCCATTCCCAGGCCATAGACGCAGCCGTTTTGATAAATTCCCAAATTGTACTAAGAACATTAGAGAAGTTCTCGAACACACCGGTAGCATAACCTACGATAACATCCACAACTCCAGAGAAGTATGTTTTAATCCCCTCCCATATCATAGAAATGCCATTTTGAATACCTTCCCAAATTAGAGAAAGATCAGCTCCTAGCTGGTTGAAGTTCCCTGTCACAAGGTCGATGATGATCAGAATAGCGCCCAAGAAAATGGATTTGATGAACTCCCAAGCACCTTGAAAAATCATCTTAATCCCTTCCCAAATTTGAGTCAGACCATCTGATATATTGTTCCAAATATTCATAAATCCATCTATGAACGGTTGAACAATAGCCATCACTACTGTTGTGATAGTTGTCCATGCTACAGATGCAGCCTCTTGAATACTTACCCACAAGTCAGAAAAGAAAGTTACAACAGCAGTCCACATCGCCTTTAAAGACTCAATGTAAGCATTCCAGGTTGTAACCACTCCATCCCACAAAGTGCTAGCACCTTCAGAGATACCAGACCAAAGACCGACAAAGAAATCAGCAATCCCCTGCCAAGCCTGCTTAATCCAATCCACAAAAGATGACCAAATTTGCTGTCCAGTTTCTGTTTGAGTGAAAAACCATACAAGAGCTGCAGTCAATGCTGCGACTGCCGTTACGATTAGGCCAATCGGGTTTGCAGATAGAACTGCATTAAAGATACCAAACGCTCCACTTGCTCCCATGGTTGCCGCCGCATTCGCAGCTTCTGCGGTAGTGAGTGCACCGGTTCTTACGAACTGAGCTAGCATTAAGCCATTCGTGATAGCTAGAGTTGCATTCCTGATTGTTTCAATTCCTTTTATTACCGCTAAGACAGCTTTGTAACCAGCCCAAGCGCTTGTAATCCCAACAACAGCCGATTTTAAGGCATCTAATGCAAGAGGCGAATCTTTTAACCAAGATGTAAATTTACTAAGGCTTTCAGAGGCGTCTCTGATAAAACCTGAGATGCTTTCAAAGGCAATGCCTAGCAAATTCACTCCCTGCTCTCCGTCTTTGATTCCTAAAAGATCTCCAACGAAATCAACAACAATACTTGCAACATTACCAGCAACAACCCCGATATTCTCGAAAGTTACTCGGATATTGTCGGCGATGTTGACAATTTGATTAGCAGCACCCTCGCTAAATCCAAGCATGGTCAGGATATCAATGTTATCTTGCTTGCTCAATGACCCAAAGATCATATCAAAGAAGGTTTGAAAGATACCTGTCACCCTCGACAGTTGACTATAGACTGCACTTCCAAAAGCATCCCCAAAAAGCTGAGAAGCAATCTGGCTAATCCCTTCAGTCAAAACCAAGCCAAGGCCAGAAAAAATATTTCCAACCATTGGTAGAAAATTATCAAAAAGAAAGGTAGATGTTGTTTTAAGCAAAGCATGCAGAGAAGGTAGGATATTCTCCCCTAGCGCTAACTTTCCAAGTACATTCTGAGCAGCTGCTTTCATTGATTCAAATGAGCCACTAAAAGTAGATGCTGCTTCTTTTGCAGTTGTTCCTGTAATATCTAAATTTTCTTGGATTGCGTGGATCGCTTGATAAACATCTGACAGGTTATTAATATCATACTTAACACCCGTCAATTTTTCTGCATCAGCTAATAGCCGTTGCATTTCTTGTTTTGTACCACCGTAACCAAGCTTCAAGTTGTCCAGCATAGTGTAGTTCTGCTTAGCAAATCCTTGATAAGCCATCTGAATGCTCTCCATAGACGTACCCATCTTGTTCGCATTATCTGACATGTCAATCATGGCCATATTGGCTGTTTCAGCAGCCTTGTTCGTATCACCACCCAAAGACTGCAAGAGACTAGCTGAGAAGCCTGTCACATTCTCCATGTAAGCATTAGCTGATAAACCTGTTGTCTTGTAGGCCTCATTAGCATATCCCTTTACCTTGTCAGCAGAACCTTTGAAAAGAGTTTCAATACCTCCGAGCGATTGCTGAAGCGCTGCACCTTCACTGATTGCTGCCGACAATGCCTTACCAATCCCTGCCGCTGCAATAACTTTCGTCATAACACCAACAAGACTAGAACCCAATGACTGTCCAGCACTTTGTCCAGCTGCACTCGCTTCAGGATTGAGGATTGATTGGATTTTACCAGTAATCCCTCTAGCTGATGGTATCAATTGTACATAAGCCTGTGCTATTTCTGTAGCCACTAATCCTCACCTCCTATCTTTTCTAAAATTTTCTGACGATATTCTTCAAAGTCCTCACCAGAATCAAAGATCATCTCCTTGCTTTCTTTAGCTTTAGTTTTTCCTGTTAGTTCCTCTGCAACCATTAATGGTTTGTTGATTCCTTTCTGACCGTCTGTTGTTTTAAACCACACAAGAGCAGAAAGCCTATCAAGCACGCCTGCAAGCAAAAAGGTTTCAAAAGGAACTTTGCTATTGGTCATTGCTAGTTTGATCCGTGAATCATCTCTCAGACCAAAAGCAAAAACAGCTACCTGGTCAGCAGGTAACTGTCTGTAATCAAAAATCCCATATGTTTCAGCTAAATCACAAATAAGAGCATCTTCATCTGTTTGAATCATTCTAGCAAGGAGCGCTATTTTTTTAACTGGTTCTGACTTGTGAAAATCTCACTAATTTCTGCTCCCATTTTATCCAAAGGAACAATACCGTCTGCAGTCCGCACATGGTTTTTCAAATCCTCGGATTTGTTACCAAGCATAAGTTTGACCACTTTTGGTAAAACTGCCGGATTTGTATCTACTTCAGCGATTGCTTCGAGCAACTCATAGTTTTCCAAGCGCTCTTTTGTGATTTCAAAAGCAAATCCGGTCGAAGTCACCCCACGGATTGTTTTAATCTGTGGTGCAGCTTCTTTATTTTTCTTTTTGCGATTTTGTCTTGACATAATTAAGCTCCTTTGATGTATTCATAGTGTGTGTCATCAGTAGCGTTAGGAAATGCAGTGACTGTCGTACCATATCCAAGAACACTTCCATCGTTATAAGTGATTTCATCGATGGCAGTTACCTTTCCTGAAGGGATAACAATACGTTTAAGTACACCACCTTTTAGAACTGTTTCGATTACAAGGCAATGATGTGGCAATTCTTTTGAATTTGCCTTAATGGTAATTCCTGATGACAAGTCTCCAGATACATTATCTGATCCATAAACTTCCTTCAAAACTTCCACATTCAATGCTTCAATCAGCATATATTTGAATGTGTCTGTCTTTTCCTTTTGAACTGAACTTACAACGACACCACCCCACGCCTTAATATTTTCTGATTCTGGGGAGTTGCTATTGGTCATACCATCTTCTGAAATATAACCTAGTGCTTTAAACGCATCATCTAATTTTGTAGTTGCATCAGTTGGCAGTGCTGTTCCAAGAGGTGCAGAATAAACCGCACCTCCGATTTTAGGTTTTGCAGTCGTTACATTTGCTTCTGTAGCCATTTAATTTCTCCTTTTAAAAATAATTAATATCAAAAACGGCTTGATATCGATATTGTTTTGTTTCGGTATCCGTAAAATTGTAATCACTGTTCAGGTGGACACCACAGATTTCATCTAATTCAATCAATCCCTTTACAGCTTTTTTGACTTTCAAATTGAGTTCTGCAGCCTTCTGCATAGTTGGACCATAACTTTGAAAAGCAAAGGTTGCACTACCAGAATGATTTCGCTCCTTACCACCTGTCTTTTGAATAATGACAAAGCTATTGGGAGCTTCAGCTTCATGCTCAAAAAATGACGGTACATCTAAATGACCGTCAAGATATTTCTTGATAATAATTTCAATCATCTAATGCACCGCCTTCAACAAAGTGTTATTTTTCAAATTATCCCTCTTCGCTTTTCGCGTAGCTGGATAAATCATAGCATTGGCTCTTGTCTTACCAACGTGGCTATCTTGTTCATAGCCAGGACCACATCTTTTTTTAATGACCGTTGCTTCTTTGTTCAAGATGTCCTGAATCTCTTTTGATTTCAAAAGAGCACCTACACCCGCACCGATAAGCTTGATTTTTGTATTACTCATAAGCTTCGACCATCACTTTCTTATTCCATTCTAAAGGCATCATGGCTTCAATGCCTTCTAAAGGAAAGCCAATCGTGCGCCATTTTCTCCCAAAGAAACGAACCTCACGGTCTTTCCACTCGTTCTGATCACCTTTTGGGACGCCTAGCGTATAAGCGGCCTTCTTTCCGGTCAGATTGAGCTGATTAGTGACATCTTCTGTTGAAGCTGGGACGACCAGAACATTATCTACTTGAATTTCGGTATTCTCATAGATTGGATGACCAAAGTCATCCCGACCGGTCTTGCTTTTCCCAGTCAAAGTTACAGTAATTCCTTTAATCCGTCCCATAGATATCAATCACCCCATATCTTTGCTTTTTAAGACCTAGACGTTTCAATTCCGAGTCTTTGATAAAGAGACCTCCACCAGGGACTAAATATGATCCACTGAAGGAATATCCTAAAGCAGACTCAGCCATTTGAGTCATTGGTTCCTGATCAGTAGAGGTCATCAAGGTGCGAGCAACCACATCCACCGTGACGGACTTGACCACCATAGCAAAAGATGGATCAGTAGCAACCAATCCATCTAAATTTTTGCCAACTTTTTTAGCTTCAACACGAAGAGAATGAGAAACAACTTCCAACAGTGCTTCAGCTCGTTTTTCCTCATCGAATTTTAACGTCCGCCACAATTTTTTAAGATCGTCTACTGTTGCAAAGTTTTCCATTTCTACCTCCAGCCAAGCGACTACTGAGCTTCAGAGTCAGCTTGTTCAATCAGCGAAATCAATTCAGATTTTGTGGCGCGGTTATCATAAGTAATACCTTTTTCATCAAGGATTTCTTTCAACGCTGCGTTAGTCAATGAGTCCAAAGGTTTGTATGCTGCAATTGGAACCCAATCACCCCCAGAAATTTCTGTATTAGTGTTGATTGTTGCTCCTGTCTTTTGGTTTACATACTCAGCCATGATTAACCTCCCGTTTTCACAATACGAGCGAAACTAGCAGCGTCCATGATGCCCCATCCAATGTATGCTTCGCAACGGATATAAATCTGGTTATACCCTTTAAGGTCGCGACCGCTGTTGTCAGGATCCCCATACTTGATGATTTCCATCGGAACTTCTTTCGCATAGCCCCATTTGAACATTGTTTCAAAGTCCCCAACAATCGCTGTGTTTTTAGGATCTGTTTGTGAGTATGATACAGTGCGATTTTTATCTACTGCCAATCCATTGATTGCATCAGGTACACCGCCCCATGCCAATTCAGGATACAATTTCCCGCCTTCAGCATTTTTCATTTTAGAGAGTGCAGTGGTAAAAATAGGATCCAAAATCGCTCCTGTGATGTCGCGTTCTGAACCATCGATCATACCAACTGCATCTTCCATGCTTTCATCTGGGTTAGTATCTTTGAAAGGTACTGTCTGAGTAACTTTTTTGTCAAAGCAATTATCACCAATAATTGTGGATGCTTGTTTTGTTCGTGGGTTAATACCATGAATACTCATGATATCAAGACCACGAGCTAATTTTTTAGAAAAACCTTCAACAAAATCAGTGAGCATATCAACTTTTGCTTCTTCAGAAGCATGTAAAAACTCATCAGATACACGGGCACCGTATTCAACTTTGAGCGGTACAATAGTTACAGGTTCGAGGCTTACACCACCGTGAGTCTTTTTGCCATTTTCTGCTACAATATCGATATCAGAATCGAAATCGAAAATGAACTCCTTTTGTCCATTGAACGGAATTGGTTTTTGAGGGCATAGCTTAGCGATTGACGAATGACCCTTCACCTTGTTGATTACTTTTGTTACAAGTTCTGGATCAAATAGATTTCCTTTTGCAAGTTGAGCTTCTGACATATTTTTTCTCCTTTAATCTTCGATATTTAAACTTTGAACCAAGTTTCTAACCATGGCTCTATCATCATCCTCTTTAGGGAGGATTGGTTCAGTTGATTTTACTGGTGCCACTTTGCTTACTGGTTTCATAAACCCAGCCAAGCGCTCTGCATCAGCTTTGAAGCTTTCTTCATCAGTTCCCTGCAAACGATCTGCAAGGTCGTAAGGCAGTCCATATTGCAAAGCGATCCGAGTTCGCAGACTCGCCGTCTCATAACCAGCGATTTGATGCCGCAAACCTTCGAGTTGCTTATCAGCATCTGCCTTACTTTGATTAGTAGCTTCGATCGTTGACTTCAAGTCAACATTTTCTGTTTCCAACTCTTCAACACGAGATTTGAGCTGGTCATAGTCGACATATTTCTCTTTCTCTCGAGATAAGCGAGCCTTAATAGCAGCATCAAATTCTTCTTGTGTAGTGATTGGTTTAAATTCTGACATTCTCATGTCTCCTTTCTCCTGCTTCCCCGGCAGTTCGGTAATTTTTTTGGCATCAAAAAAAGCAGTCACCTGACCGCTTATTTTAATAACTAATTTTTTGCTTTTTCTTAGGCTTAGTCGTAGAACAAGCCCAGTGCGCAAGCAAAGCACTATCCATCAAAGAAATATCCATATCGTCAAAGTGCGATCGATAACCAAAGCCACCGTTTGAGCCAATATTCCGCTTATCGCAGTTTGTGGCTACTTTTGATAGAGATGGTTGGCCAGCGTGACAGATGGTCTTCTGGTAAATTCCCTGTTCCCAAAGAGCGTTAGCCACGATGATTTCTTTCACCGTCGGCAGAATCACGTTCTTGATTCTATAGTCCTTCAACTCTTCGTCTAGGATCTTTTGCCCACTTGCGCCATCGATGACAATTTGAGCCACGTCGGCTTGACGCAAGAAAGCAACCATCCACTCATTCCCATTACGAACGGATTGACAATCGACTGTCTCAACAAAGTAACGACCATCCTTGGTACGTGCAGCAATGCTCAATGCCACATTCGTTCCATCTTGACCGTACTTAATACCAACAGACAGCTTACCAGATAATTCTGGAATATCATCCACCTTGAGCTCGTTCCACTCAGTTTCAGAAATAGCAGATTTTTGGTTGTAAGTTGGCCAAAATCCCAAACGCTGGATATTATGGTCCAACTTATCCTCACCAAGCTCTGCTTCAATCTTACGCTCATTTAAGTGGTAACCCATAGATGGATTTGAATTGTACCAGGCTTCCACATCGTCAATTTCCTTTTCGTCAGAAACCGACCACTCAGCCCAGCCAGAATACTTCCCTTTCCCGAAAAGACAAGTCTCTCGATACTTAGTAAAGACCGTACCGCTTGATACAGGTGTCGGAGGTGTCCCACACATGATTGTGATAGGATTTTCACTATCCGTAACCGTGTATTTCAAAGCAGATTCTTGCTCGGTCGTGTACTCTTGAGCCTCGTCAATGATCAGCATATCAAATCCTTCACCAAGACCACCATTTGATGTTCTGGTACGAAATTGGACAACACCACCTGTCGAGTAAAGTTCAATCCGCTCTTGTCCCTTGGCTCGAATGGAATTAAAATCCTCACCATCTACATACCCCATTTTCTCAAGGTATCGTTTAACTTTTTCAAAAGAGGCGTGAGAGGTAGAAATTCGGTGAGCCGTATGCAAAATGTTCAATCCTTCATGTAGTCCCCAAATTTCACCGATATAAAGGAGTTCAGATTTACCATTACGACGAGGGATAGAGTAGCCAAACTTCTGATGCACCCAAAGACCGTTCTTGTCAACAGCCATCATAGGCAGCAAAAGATTCTTCTGCCAAGCATAGCAAGAAAGACCTGTCCGTTCATAAAGTTCAATCGCTTCTTTAGCTTTTGAATTTTTCTTGACGTATTTTAAAATCACCGATTGAGTAGGATTCTGATTGCCAAGTTTCTTCTTCCTCGCCATTCTAATTTCCTTTCAATCGTCATCGCATGATAACCCTATCGCTGGGAGATATCGGATCACCTCCTAAACAAAAGCACAATAAAAGCACCCTGACCACTGTCAACGTGCTTACACTATAATTTCAACTTCCTTGATTTCATCTTCAAAGAGTTTTGTCCATCTGGGCCCTGACTTAATAGACAACCCATCAAGTTCTTCATCATAGACATCCTTGTCCTCATAAAGACAGAGGCCTTCGAAGGTCTGGTTGTCAATATCGGTGATTCTGACAACCTTGTTATTAAATTTTCTAAGTTCCATCAGTCTCCCCTTTCGTAGTATGTCGGTATTAAGTGTGCGCCAGTTTTACTATATTTGATTGTCATAGCATTTACTGGCTTACCAGTATAAACATCAATTCCTAACGGACTATCTTCAAATAAATCAACCTTTTCATTGCTGGTTTTAGCACCTTTTCTACTAGTTTCTAAAAAACCAGTCATCTTGTACTTATCGTACAAAGCATTTACATCTACATGATCATAAAAATAGCTCTTTCCAGAAAGTGATGTTGACTGAATATGCTTAGCTTGTTTCTCTGGATTGATTTTATCCAACCAAGTGCCGTTCTTAAATTTTTCTTGAATGTGAACTACATCTTTTAAATGTTCATAACCTTCAATATCATTATACTTCAAATCCTGAAACTTTGCTAGTGAAATAGGAGCATTTTGCACTTCTAAAACATCAACTATTTTCTTATACTCCTGAATATCTGCTTTGCGATTATTATCACGCACATCAGTATTTATTCTCTTACGATTTTCTAATTCATCTGAACTATCCTTACTGAACTTCTTAGTCCAAGAATTTTGAACCTTACCATTTTTAGGATGATAGTCAATTACACAAGTACAATGCTGATGCCTTCTGTAGAAATTATTCGGTTCTTCACCATATATATAATTTCCTACTAAACTATCACACCATTTGCAACAATGTCCAGTAGAGTGCCTACTAATTGTTGGAGTCATTCCCGTTTTAGCATGAAACTCTGCATTCTTCCTAATCGTATCATCAATAATTGACTGTGTGAAGTTCACAATAGGTTCACCAAGCAACCAACTGACATCTTCAAAGTTCTCTTCAAATGAAAAGCGATTAACAATACCAGCGATTCGATCCCTATTTAATTCAGGAACTTGAACTTCCATACCGATTTTCGCTTCCTGATTCAAATTTTTCTGAACATCACTAGCATATCCACTCACAAGCTCGTGATTTTTCCCTAGCACGTCCGTCAGCAAACGTTGAGCGATATTGTAATACATTTTACCGTCTGGTAGTTTGTCGGCGCTTAGAGAAGCTCCTAGAGCCTTAGAGAGAATATCACCAATTTCAATCGCAAACTCATTTGCTGTTTTGTAGGTTGCTTTTTTGGCCTTCAATGTAGCAAAAGCATTTCTGACAATCCCACTCTTACCGAAATCTCTCTCAAACCTCTCCTGAACCTCTTGCAAGATACCAGGTAAAACATCATTCTCCATTTGAACCACCCTCGCTTACCACTGGTTTAGCTGACATATCTCCGGCTATACCAGTAAGATCACGAATTGTTTCCGCATTGATGTAGCCAGGTAAGGCCTGATTCAATTTCACAACACCATCACCAATCATAGTCATCGTATTAGCATCCGCTTCAAATAACGGTTCCCACTTGACTGTGGTTCTTACGAATTGTCTTCTAGTATAATGAAACTCATCACGCAAGCACGCTGCAACATAGGCCACATTAAGTAGACCAGCTCCCAGTGACCTCTGAGCCTTCCGACCAGCCAGACGCAAATTCTCATGACTAGCCTTGATAGCTTCAACAGATGATGGATTATCTGAGACAAAACCAAGGTCATCCAGGGTCAAACCCATTTCCCCAGCAAAGCCAGCAGCCGCAGTCCGTAACTGTTCAGTGAAAGGAGACATGCTTGCAGTAGTAAATTGTCCAATACTCGGCTTCTCGCCATCATCGCTAGCAGAAATCGTCAACATACTTGATACAGTTGCCTTCCACTTCTCCATCGGTTCTGCATCAGGATCAAGTCCGATGATGTATTTCTGCGGCCAAGAGTAAAATTCCGCAGTAATGTCTGCTCTCTCCAAAGTACGCTTGGCATATTTCTGATAATACATCCCAGCCCTAGTGATTCTAGACCTACCAAACGGACGGACCGCATCAGGACGATGAATGACCGGAACCAGCAGAGGGATGCCAGTTTCATTCAAAACCGAATAAGGCTCACCTTCTTTCGGAATGAAGTGAGTATAATTGGGCTCGAAGTAAGCTTCAAGCGTTGGCCTATTGTAATCATCACGAGCCAACACCGCATAACCTTCTACAAGCAATCCAGTGATAGGATCAATGACTCCAGTCGCATTACTTGATTCAATCACTTGTAACCTAACTTCATCATCTTCACCCTTGGAAATATAGACGAAACTACACGAACCAATCAAAGCAGATAAAATCGCACTGTCAAAGAAGATATCAGGATTGTTGCGATTGAAGATTTCCATAACATTAAAATCATCATTGGCAAACTCTCTAAAAATCAAACGATCAGCTAAACTATCAACTCCCTTTGCAGCCCAACCAAGAACCGCTTTATACTTAGCTCGGATATGAACAGGAATTGTAATTCCTGTCGGCGCTTCATGATGTTGCATTGAATAATGCTTGTATCTCAGATTCACTCTACTCTGATAGAGATTCAACTTCCTCCTAAGATACTCAATCCCTCTTAATTCCAAACCGTTCTCCTTTCTTTGTGATGATTTGGCGCGAAAAAAAATGTACAGTGACGGCGTGAAGCTCGCGAGCGCCTAGTGGGAGGGGGATACCCCCCTATCCTCAGCTAGGACTTACTTCACACATATCTGTTATTTTTTTTCAAAATCTAAGCATTCATTATTATTTTTGATATTTTTAAAAAATAATATAATTTTTCTTTTTTTAGTTTCTTCAACCTCTGTACTTTGTCCAGTCTCTAGACTGTGGCAAGTTCCTGTTGCCTACAACAGTAGCATTGGCTGATCTATCGTCAGCATACAGTTTATCAGACTTCTGTCTGTTGCATTGCCAGTGGGCTAACTGCAAGTTTTGAATATCTGATGGGTGACCGTTGCGATTGATTGGAATAATGTGGTCAATGACCGGACTTAATGGATGTGGGTACCTCAAGGATTTGTCAACTGGTAGTCCACAAATCCCACAAGTATTTTTTGTTTTGAGAATAATATTTTTATTCTTTTCAAAAGCAACTCTGTGAGGACCGCTCCGGTCCGGTCTTTCATGGGTGGTATTCATCTTCGGAGGGGCCTTTCTTTTTAAGAGGTAGGGGGTTAATTTTTATGATGTAGGGGGGGAGGTTTTTTAACTTCTTACACCCTCGTATATTTAACATATCTTATATTCTGTTAAATAAAATTAAACAACTTTAAAGTCAAGAGTCCCAAGGTTTTCACTATATTTTTCTAAAAACTAATTTACATTTTCTCAATGTGTTAAATAAATAGGTTTTTAATAGCTAAAATTCATCATTGAATCATCTAATTCATCTTGCTTAATGCCGATGTAGTCTAGGGTGATATCTGGAGATGAATGATTAAATAATTCCATCAAGATCGCTACATTTTGATTTTTTCTGTAGTGATGATAACCAAATGATTTTCTCATTGAGTGAGTCCCAATATTTTTAAGTCCAACATGTTCAGCTGCTTGCTTTAAAATTTGGTAAGCAGCTACTCGACCTATGTGAGTTATCCGAACTCCATCCGTCCTGACTTTTTTCTTACTTGGAAATAGGTAGTCATAATCTTGTAGATCGTTTGTTTTGATGTAGTGATTTAAAGCTTTTCTTAATTCTGGATTGATGGCAAATCGCTTTGCT